CCACCGACTTTTGAACCCTTTGTTACCAACCGGAGCAAACTTTCTCAATCCCCTGGCGTCCTGTTCTGTAGATATCAAACCCCGTGAAGAGCCTGGCGATCTTTTGTCGAATATGTACCTTTCAGTGTCCCTCCCGGCTCTTCCAAAAGGGTACAATTACACACCCCTCGTCGGTCGGGCTATTCTTCAGAAAGTTGAATTTCTCATTGATGGACAGGTGATAGAATCCATAGAAGATGATTGGTACATCATCCGGGACCAGCTGTTCTTGGATGCCGACCAGAAGCTGAGCACGTATCAAATGCTGAGCCTTGGCCAGGCTGAGTCGAATGTCGTCCCGGCCACTTCCCAAGTGGACATGATGATTCCTTTGGACTTTTTCTTCTGTCGCAAACGTGCCCATAACAGAACGGGCGCGCAGCGCAACGAAAGGCCTTACTTGCCCATTTGCGCTATGAAGCTCCAGACAATTACCATACGGTTTACATTCAATAACGCTGCCTGGATCACGAACGCGCCAAACGACATGAACGGAAATCCCATAGATCTTATCAATCCCCGCGTGCTCGTCGAGGAAATCACCTTATCGGATGCCGAGCGTCTCTATTATATGACCACTCCCATCTCATACCGTGTCGTACGTACATGGAAGGAGGCGGTCCAGGAGTTTAATAACGGGCAGGTCCGTTTGAATTTTAGTGCAAAATTCCCAGTATCTATGATTGCTTGGTTTATCCGAAACAACTTGTACGAAACACCAGAGTCTACATATTGGTACGAACGATACACGTATGGATACTCGACAGATTTTCTTCCGGCTACCGTACCTGTTACTTTTTTCAACGGCGTCAAGGTTGATTTTATAGACGCGATTCAGAGTGCCACGATATACCTGGACAACAAGAACATTTTGTCCAACTTCCCAGGTGCTCTGTACTATAGCTATCGCCAGCCCCTCCAACACGACTTGTCCGTTCCGACCAAGAACTTGTACATGTATTGTTTCGGAGAAAGGCCCAAGGACTATAATAACATCAAGTCCATCAACTTTTCCGACTATAATTCCGAGACGTCCCATCTTGATATCACGTTCAATACGACCCTTGCCCCTCAGATTCAGCAGACATATACGTTGTACTTGTATTACCTCGGGTATTCGACACTTGAGATTGGCGGTGGAAGGTCAAAATTCATTCCTTGAGTACTCACAGGAGAGCATGTCGCAGGCTGCTCAGATTGTATTGAGTGCTCCAAACCCTTTTACATCCAAACCTTCATTCACCTATTTTGAAACAAAATATGAAAATACAGAGTCGCCCCTGGGCGTCTCTTATGAAATTCCATTTGATAATCAAAATTTAGAGTTTGGTTCGACATATGAATGCACTATTCCAAAGTATGGTGACATATTGACTTCTGTATTTTTGAGAACGACTCTCCCAGCCATTTACCCTCCACAGGCGGGAGTCTACGTGTACCCCAAGACGTCATCGTCTTTTTCAGGATCTTTGTACGTTCAGCAGAACATAACATTCGTGACCGCCGATGGATCTAACCTGAACGTGACGACAGCCACCAGCCACTTTTTTTCAGTTGGCGCCTTGGTGACAATTTCTGGAACAAAAAGTTCTGCTTTCAACCTGGACGGCGTCTATACAATAGGAAGTATTCCGGCTGCCAACGCGTTTGTGTGTTCAACCACAAACGCAGGAGTGGCGTACACGGGCAAAGCCTCTTCGGTGGGTATTCAGCCTGCACCAGTTGTTGGGTACTATTCGACTCAAAATATCAGTCTTTGGGCGGATAAGGTTGTCAACTTGCCGTACACGTCTGTTGGCCAAACGCTCACGGACCCTGTGGCACACCTCATTCCGGGTCAAAGTGTTCAAGTATATATAACTCCATTTTCTACACCTTTATTCAGTACTTTTACAGTAGCCACTTCAAGTGCAAATACATTTACACTCGTAAATTTGACATTACCCGACACTTTTTCAGATTTTATTTTAGAATCAGCTATAGACGTCGTGTACGATGCGGCCCAAAATAAATTTGTATTCTCATCAATCGTGTACCCATCCATCACGTTCGCATCGGCTCGCGACGCCGCCTTTTGGGGGTTTGATTATCTCCAAGGGCCTTCGTTTCCATTTGTGAACGGGGTTCTCACTTCTCAATGGACTCTGGCTCAAGGAGGGTGGGTACAGGGATTTTTACCCCCGTCGCTTTCGAATTATGACGATTCAGTTGCACACAAACTCATCAAAGAGGCTCGGATCCTTTTGGGTCGCCAGGTTATAAAAAGGTATACCGGAGAGTACCTCGAACTCATAAATGATCTTACAATTCCATATGAAAATAAGGCGATTCTCAAACTCATGAATGGGACTCTTGACTTTACGCAGGCTGTCGCTCCCCGTGAATACTATGTTTCTCTCCCCCTCGGGTGTGAATCCATACCAGTGTGCGCCTTGACGCGTCAACAAATAAGTATAGAAATTGATTTCGAAGAGTACAAAAATCTTTCGAATGACCTCAACCCTGGTACGGGAGACTTTTTCGATCCAAATTCATACTTGGCGTATGATGTTTCAAAAAATCTTCTTGGCGGTGCACCCTTCAATGTAAGCACCACACTTTCGTATCAACAGTACATCATTATTTTGACTTTTAGTGGTACTATAGTCGTATACGACACTACAAAACCTATAGACGAGGCTGGTTCATATTCTGTGTTTACAGCATTTTATGGTATAACGTCCATATTCGTCAATTTCGTTGCTCTCGGGGACATTCTGTATATTCAACTCTTGAACGGATACATTATTCGCGGATTGCTCTCTGAACTCGTCAAGGGGAACTCGTCTTCATTTATATCAAATAATTACCTTCCTGTAAGTCCTTCAGATGCAGGCCCCCCGACGGGATCTATGGTCTGCGACTTTCGGTACTTGTATTATGCCCAGTCCAATGCATCTCAATCGAACGTCTTTTTCATTCGATACGACACGAAAACACCGTTTCAAGAAAATACGGGGTACACATCGTTTGATTTTACGTCGAATATAAGTCACTATGTTTCATCGGTGTATCAGATATTGTCCACGGGACAGGAGCTTATTGCTATAGTGAACAACACCCCTAACAAATTTTTTCTTTTTAAATTTAATTCAAATTTTACGACAGATTGGTTACCTACAAATTTTATTTTAACAGGCGTCCATTATATTACACAAGGTATTTTGATTAAAAATATCGTATATTTTGTTATTGATAATTATAGTATTATCACATGGGTGAATGGAGTTAATGGTGAAATTATAACTCCTTCCCTTCCCTGGTTGAGTTTGGGTACCGGATTCCTAAATTTACACTCCGTCGGCACGACGATTTACGCTTCTTCTACAAATGCGTGCGTCATTACGATCGATACGACCAAAGACTTGACGACCCAAAGCGCGTACCAATACTACCCCCCGAACGCCCCATTTTCAATAACAAATAACACACCTTTCATTTTTGCAAATGGTCCGCGGTTCGTTTACATGTTCACAAACGATGCGTCAAAGACCACGACACCGACAAATGTTGTTCGTTACGATCCGTACCCGTCGACTCCAGTTCTCCAAGCGTCGATCATCGCAGACTATAAGATCCTTCCCAAAGGGGTGCCCAAACCTACCGACGCAACCATCAAGTACGTTCAGAATCAGCACGTTACGGGCCAAAACTTCTCGGACCTTCAGCTGCTTGGGCCCATTAAGGAGATTATCCTCACTGGAGCGGCGGACACCGCGAACGTGTATCAGTACGCAAACCTGGCCTCGAACCTCTCTCTGACCATAACCGGACACGAACAAATTTTGACACCCGACGTTGGGACGAACACCGCACTCCAAACAATCGCACCGTTCCAGTACCACACATCGATGCCTATTAGGAACTTGTCCGTCTTGCCGTTTGAAATCGACCCGGAGTCGAGTGAACCGAACGGAACGGTCAACTTTTCACGCCTTCAGTACCAACTCCTCTCGAACGGAAGCTCGGCGTGGGCGTCTTCATACAATATTCTCAAAATATCAAGCGGTATCGGCGGCCTAGAGTTTAATTCGCCGTACTAAAATCTTTCAAAGTACTAGACATGGTGGTTGCACAGTTTGCACACCAGTACATGCGTCTTCAGTATCCACAAGACGTCCATTTTGGCGATGATATATCCATATGGATCGCCAAAGCGGGTGGTGATATTGCCCGGCGGAACATGGTTCTGACCGTGGATTGGCCGGCACCGGCCGCCGTTGATGACTCGACAGGAACGCGCATGATTGATTTCCTCGAATTGCGTTACGGAGACGTTCTTATTGAACGACACTACGGCGAATCCCTCGAGATTCGTAACGACCTGTTTGTCCCTCAGGGGAAGCAGACGGCCCTGACGACCATGCTCGGCAAGGGCACGACGAGCAATTTGGTACGCTACAGTATCCTCTTACCCTTGACGATCGATTTGCCCTTGTGTGCCCTCGACCAGGCTCCTGTTCTTCGCGTTAAGTTTCGTCCGTCACTTGAATTTTCAACTCTAAATTGGACCCAGCCGATCAATGTGAATTTGTTTGTCGATTATGTCTATGTCAGCAAAGCCGAGCGAGACTACTTACAGAGTACACCCATCTTTTACCCCGTGGAGACGATCCAGAGGCTCATATTCACCGTGGGGGACAGGGTCACCCAGGCTACATTCTTGACGAAATTTACCAGGCTCGTCAAAGAACTCTATTGGGTCATTCAGACGGATGGGTCACCAGCCTACGACTTTACAAACAACGGACAGAATCAGCTCGTGAACCTGAACCTCCAGTTTAACGGCGTGGACGTCATACCCTTTGAGATAGGGACGCCCCTTTTCTTGAACGCCATGCAAGCCCTTGAGTTTCACAGTCACTATCCGACTCGTCGGTTTTATATGTATTCCTTCGCCCTTGATCCAGAGAGTCGACGTCAGACTGGTGAGGTTAATTTTGGATCAATATTCAGACAATTTCATAGTTTGAACCTGACTCCATGTGCCTTTTCCCGGCAGATTCGAGTCTATGCTTTGACGTATCAGGTTCTCCAACTCAAGGATGGCGCGCTCGTGTCCTTGACTGATTCCGCAGAAGAAGGTGGAACACAAATATATTAGACACTATTAGAAATGTACAAGCCTCAATGGCCTGGAACATATTATTTCAAGAGTTTCACATTTACAACCATGGGAAACTCTGGAAGTGCCGGACCAGCAGATGACCAGACGTATTCAGACGCCCCATGGCCTTCCTCCGACTACTTTTCCGTGTCGGGTGGCCAACAAAACTGGACAGTTCCAGCAAATGGTCTGTACCAGATCACGGCTGCTGGCGCCTACGGTGCGAATCCAGGCCGGGTTGTCACCGGTCAGGCGATTTTGAGTCAGGATCAGGTGGTGACCATGCTCATAGGTCAAGAGCCGACGCCCTTGACGGCAAACGTCGCAGATAACGTGACGGTCGGAGGCGGTGGTGGAACTTTTGTTGTGACCAACGGTTCTCCACTCATGGTGGCGAGTGGTGGCGACGGGACGGGTGGAAACTCAGGTGCCTTCCTTCCTTCGGGGGACGGACGGACGGCAAAAAGTGGCGCAGGATACTATAAAGATGGCGCACAGTCGGACCCCTACTTTCAGTTTGTGGTCCCGAGGGCGTACGTGAACGGGGGATACGGGAACATTTATCAGTACGGACAGCCAGCTCTACCTGAGGAAGGAGGTTTTGGTGGCGGACAGTGTCCTGTCGGGCTTCCGACTCCTATTCAATCCATTATAGGGAACGGATCTGTCGTGACGTGTGTAACAGCGGTTCCACACGGGTACCCATACAACTACGTGGTGACCATCACTGGAACTAATCTGTTTAATGGAACATGGGCTATTCAGGTTGTTGATTCAACCACGTTCATTTTTCAAAGTTCAATCACGGGTTCTGATACGAGAGGAACCGTCTCTGGCCCGACCACGTACTCGGGAGCTGGCGGGTACACAGGTGGTAGTGGATACACGGGCGGCGGCGGTGCGACGTGCTATGC